ATAGCTAATTTCATTGCATCACCAAAAGTATTACGAAGAGAATTTGATCTATGACCGTTCTCAACGAACCAATTAATACTATTTATATCAGAACCTTCTGGCATATTATAGCCACGTGTAAGTTCTTCAAACTCCGTTCGGGTATTTAAAATTTCCGCTAGTAACATATTCCACAGCCTCCTTGATTTTTGGAATGAGATATTCTAGATCGTCTTCGTTGGCTTGATATCTAATACCAATACCGCCTTTTTCGATCCACTTTTTGATATTTGTGGGTTTATCATCGATTAGAATATTTGGTGAACCATCTAGTCTATTAGTGGCGTAATTTTCTTTTTGACCAGTAAAAACAAGATTTTCAACATTTGGCATAAAGTCATATAATTCTAACCATCTGCGTTTGTGAAACGCTGAATTCATCATATCACCACGTAATGGAGAAGAATTAATTCCCCAATCCATATTATTCTCTTTAGCAATTCGTTCTACTTCATCAACTAATTGATGACTTGTTTCAAATGCATCTAATGTGTAAAAGAAATTACTGCCTTTAAGACCGTATATTTTATCTTCTCTTACCATTTTCCAATGTTCAACACCGTAAAACTTAGCTAGACCTCCAAAGAAGTCTGCTATTACACCATCCATGTCGAGGTAAATTTTACTCATATTGAACCTCCTTGCATGGTTTTATTACGTGATTGATTTTTATAAACACTGAATGCTTGAATAGTAGCATCGTTTTGTGCATATGGGTTTCTTTCAATAAAGATTAATAATTCATCGAAAGTTAATCCCAAAAATTCCATTTGTTTTTTTAGTACAGTCATTGCACCTTTGATTTTCATAAAATATCTCCTCTTAATTTTTTATTTTATAGGTATATTATACATCAAAAATAAGGCAATGTACACAAAAAAATGCATTTAAATGGAAAAAAATGCACTTTTTTTTAGTGGCTTTTCTTTTCAGTTATTTCGCTATTAAAGTAGATATCTATTCTTTTCTTAGTTTCGTGCCTTAGATCATTCAACTGAGTAATAAGAAACGCCGTATCAGATTCTTCTCTACTAAACCTTTCTACACCTTTTCTTTTATAGTCTTCTAGATCCCATAACTCTTCGTTGATAGCTCTCATGACACCTAAGTAGTGATCAAAACCATAGAACATAAGATCCATACTTTCATACTGAGCTAACTCTTTAGATACATCTAATCCTTTTTCTTCTTTTATAAGCAATATAGAGAATCTATCAATATATTCGGCTATGCTTATTTCTATCGTTATACTATCCATGAAACATCTTTCTTCTATTATACTCATCACGAGTTTCAATTACTTTATCGATCCAAGGATCACGTGTTTCTTTATACATTACTGGATGAAAATCGTCAACATCCATAACAATACGAGTTTGCTGCACGGGCATACCAGTACGTTCTTCCCACATGACTGCGTATGCTGCCAATTGCATAAAGTAGTTACTAATATTAGCTTTCTTTTTAGGCCTACGTGATGTCTTCCAATCAACGATTGTAGGCACTCCATCCCATTCAACTATGGCATCACATGTACCAGCTAATTTAAGATGATCACTATACAATGGACATTCTTGAGCATAGATTTTTGTGACATGTTTATCTAACAACGGACGTAGATTTTCTAAAGACTGAATAACGTGAGGAAGAAATCCTTCTTTATAGTTTGGATCATTCATTAAGTACTTTTCAATAATTGAATGTACTTGAGTGCCACGTGTAGAGGCGATTCTTCCAATACGGTTTGCTTCTTCTTCACCGACTCTAGCACGCCATTTTGCAATACCTTCTTCACCTAATATAGAAAGTACTGTAGTGATACTAGGATAAGCATTACCATCTAGCGTTTGGTATCTTCGACCATCAGGCGAATCTACTCTTTCTAGATCATCATAACCCATATCGACTTTTTCATGTATAAACTGCATTATTTATCCTTTTCAATTTATAGTATTATTATACATCATTTTTCTAGTAATGTACATAAAAATTTTTCATTAATGAATTCCTAACATTTCTTTTGTCATTATATAATCGCGCACAATATCTGATCGTACGATGTCATCCCAACCAAATTGCACAGTTGTAAAGTTTTTCATTCTGTACATTACATTCATAAATTTAGCTAAACCATTTCTTTCACCTTCATTATAAAAATCAGACTGTGCATGATCTCCACAAAATATCATTTTACAATTTTCGCCTGCACGGGTCATTACTGAATCTAATTCATGAAAGTTTAAATTTTGCATTTCATCTACTATAATAATACACCTATCAAATGTTCTACCTCGAATAAAAGAAGTAGTTTCAAATTGAATTACATGATTATTAACTAATTTGTTATAAGCACCTTTATCATGGCTAAAAAATTCTTCGCAAATTGCTTTGTAAGGAGATTGAAAAATATCAGTTTTTTCTTCTAGTTTTCCTGGTAAAAATCCAATCTCTCTTACTGGCACCGCCGATCTCAGAATAATAATTTTATCATAATATCCCGATTTTTCTAAAACAGATTCTAATGCTAGATACAATGCAATAAATGTTTTACCTGTTCCAGCCGTACCTGTCAAAATTAAATTTTCACCTTCATCCCAAGCTTCAAAAGTTTCTTTTTGAGCCTTTGTAATTGGTTCGATTGATTGTAATTCTTCTAGCCGTACTTTACTACTGTTGCTCATGTCTTAATTGTATTTCCTCTACCAGCGCCTTTTTTAATTTTACCCAGAACATCTCTCCATTCTGAACCTGCTTTACTTAACGTACCGCCTTTCATCGTTATAAAAGATGGAGTACCAAGCACTGATTCAACATTATCATTTAATTTGCTTTGCATTTCTTTATAAGAACATAGGACATCCCATGTTTCTCCTGTTTTTTTATTTCTAAGTGTGTAAGTTGGCATATTTGAACCACTCCGGTTTATTTCTTTTAGTCCACACCATTTTGAAACGGCGTTGTTTTGTTTGATAAAAGTTTCGATAAGATTGTACAGGATCGTTTTCCACCATGCATTCCGGAAAGTCTTTCATTGCTAATTTGAAAGGAGTCAAAGGACCTTTTGGAATATTTCGTGGTGTTGATTGTATTTGCCATAATAATTCTCGTTGAGTTTTATGAGTTTTGTACGGTTCTTTATCTGTACTATACCTATATGTATACTCGTCTGCAAGCGCTTTCATATGTTCCCAATGCCAACGGTAATTTGAATCTGATTCCATAGACCATTTTGTGCAAGGATGTCCTACATGAACTGCTTTGTAATATAGTAATTCTGCTTCGAGATCATCAGAGCCTTCGTATAGATCCCAGTATTTAACCATTGTCTTACCAGATTTTGACCTGCGTTTGGTAAGTTTGCCGTCTAGAACTCGATGTACTGTCGATAGCATTTGGCCGGATTCAACAAGCATTTTAGGTACGTGCTTGTCGCATTGCATTTGAGCTGCTTCGACAGGATCTGTAGATAAAATAAATAAATTCATAATAAAAAAGCCTTTGTCAATTGATAGTTATATTATATCAAAAAACAAAGGCTTTGTACACAACTTTTTTACTTTTTTTTTAATTTTTTTTTTTTTATGAGGCTTCAGCTATTCGTCTTTCTAAGAAAGCGCGTTTTTCTAAGATCATTTTCATTCTCTCTACTAATCCTTTTCTTTCAAGTTTTCTCGCATAATTAGTAAGATCAGTTGAGTCCTTCTTAAGTTTTTGTAGCTGAGTATGTGTCATGTTAGATTTCTCCGATTATGACTGACTGTCAAGTAATAGACCAGGAAATGCCTGCTCTATTACTGCACGACTAATGCCAGCCGGCTTTTGTTTGTTAATCATTGCAATAACCAATTCAGCATCCTTTGGATGAATGCTTTCTATCAATCCTAAAAAAATACTTTCTCGCTTGACCTGATTCATTTGTTGACCAGGCCCGTTCTTGACAAAGTATTTAAACTGAGTATTTCTTCTTAAAAGATTGGATGGTGTCGATTCTTCTAAAGCTGCTTTGTAAGGAGGAGATCCTTCTGGTAGATTCCATACAACAGACGAATCAAAGGTACCTCTTAAAATATCTTTAAGAGCCCATGTATCGTTGTTTTTGAGGATGTTAATCTTATCTGCTTTTTTCTTAGCAGCTGCCGCTTTTTCAATGACTTCATATACTAATAATATCATAATTTTATTTATACCTTTAAATGCTTAGAATGTATCTTACAGCCAATAAATTCATTATAATATTCATCGCTTAATAATACATCTTTTTCAAATTGCAACTTCGCTTCGTAGTAAGACATTTCACCTTTACTTTTACATAATTTTAGAATATCACGTCTAAAAGCTTTTTGGCCATTTTCTTCAACGAGAAGTTGTACTTCTTTGGAACTTCCAAAGTATACTCTCCAGTCAGATTCGACACGCGTTCGTACTCGTCTCTTACGTGTTTTAGTGATCGGTAAGGTTTTTGGTTTCCAAAAATTCTTCTTTCCAATATATTTTTTGTTAGTTGAGTTTTCGGTGATGATGTATATAAACCCTTGATATTCATCGGGTGTTGTATCAAATTCTTTTCCATTGTAGTACCACATACAAATATATATTATTCATCTTCATACCAATCCTCGTCATCTTCAACCCGTTTTGGTTCAGTTCTTCTACCGCATAAAGGACAAAAATCTGGTGGATCATATGCGTGAACGGCGCTTTCTATTCCGCACTCTTCACAATTTATTTCGAATTCATCCATTCGATATCCTTTCTAGTATTTCTTTTTTTCTTTCGTCATCACAATAGAACCATTCACGAATCTCATCAGTTGTTCTATCACAACCAATACATTGATTATCTATAATGGTACAAATTTTAACACATGGTGAAGGAACACTAGAAGTCGATTTCACAGGCTCCACCTGCGCATGCTGCAGCTGCGAGTGTATCAACATCTGTATATTTTTTCTCTGTAACATCTTCAGCCCAATCTATTTCTTTTAGATTCGATTGAATCTTATTCCACTTATGAAGTAGGAAAGAATCTTTTAAACAGTGTTCTGCTAATTTAACATCGCCTTTAAGATAATTGCTAGCAAAGTTTTCAAATCTTCTTACCCAATCAGCTCTTGCAGAATTTTCAGATGATTCTAATGAGATATCTAAACCATATCCTTGAGCAGTTGAACAGGCATCCCACAAATTAGGAAATACTTTTAACGCGTCGACAACTAGACCAGAAGCAAATATTGAAGCAGTATCGTATTTTTTTACCATATCTTTTGCAGTAATTACTGCGGTATTAGGTGCTTGATTGTAATCTTTATCACCACTCATAGATAAGAAAGAAATACCAGCAAATGAAAATCTATTTTCAAATACGTATTTTTCTACTTCATCCCAGTCATTTACAATGATAGTATTTGATACGTTATGTTTTATACCTTTATCTGCACAGAGATCTTCGTTTGTTCCTGCATTTACCCAGTGCTGTTGAACTAATTTTACTTTCTCAAGGTGTGTAATTCCTAGTAGATCATCTTTGAAGATAGAACCTTTCTGTGGAAGAATAGGAAACGACACTACAACGTCAGTTCCACCAGCAGACCATACACTTTCTTCTACCATATACGGATTTGACTTAATGATTGCTTGAGTAATTTCAGACTCTTTATTCATTTGAACATTACGTATATACATACCAGAATGCTCAGCATGAATACCACTAGCAGTTTGTAATAATACCGAAGCATTTCCGCTTGGTTTAACACACGTTGTTCTAGCAGCTGCGTTGATTCCAATAATTTCTGCAACTTCTCTGTTAACTTCTTTGACAATCTTTGCTCCTTTTTCTAGGATTTTTTTATTAAAAAGAATATCAGGGTTATTCATCCATCCAGTAACAGAAACACCTAATAATGCCTCTCTATCGAAAATCTTTTTAGATGTAGAAGATAGGAATTCAAAGTCAGTATAGCCGGCTTGTAGGGTACCGAGGATAGACGCTGCCCGGCATGCCTTATAGAAGTCTTCCTCGGTATTGCACATGCCTCCGTTGATTTCTGTAAGGTTACAGCCTTGCCATCCTGACTGTTTATTAATTTGAGGGTACATACCAATCTCTACACAAGGATTGGTTGTATGCTCAGTTGACTCAACAAAGACAAATCCAGGTTCTCCAAATTGTTTCACTGACTGCATGATCTTTGAAAAATCTTCGATCGAAGTTTTATCTCGAACGATTACTGCTGAGTTATTAGATCTACCACGTTGTGGATTTTCTATAAACCAGTTACCAGTTTTTGCATTCATCATTTCTTCATCATTTGGAGAGAATAAACAAATAGTCGCTGATCTTCTAACACCACCTGAAAGCACTGCGTCTGCTGAATGCATTGTAATATCATACACATCAATAGGACGAAGTGATACAGGTTCTTTGGCGTCAATAATC